GTTTCTTCATCTAATAATCCTAATTCAATTGCTCTTTTGCCCAATCTTTGATATTCTCTAACAGCAGGTTCAGTTACTTCTCTTAATGGTCTTTCAATTTCGCTTACTGAAATTCCTCCTTTAATTAATTGAGCCACTCTTTGTTGTTCGGCATTAGTTAATCCTAAAATTGGTCTTCCAATAGCTAAGGCTCTTTCTTCTCGCATTGCTATATTTCTGACAGTTTTTTGGGCTAAATAAACATAATCTCCTGGTTGCCCATAACGAGTTACTAATGCCTGACCAACTTTTTCTCCAATCCAAGCCATTGGTCTTGTTTTACTTACTACTTTGGCTACTTTAGTAATACCTAACATTTTTGCTATTTTTACTGGCGGTAATAACCATAATGGGTCTAAAAAAACATCACCCAAAACTCCAGGAGTTACTCTTTTTAATTCTTGCCAAAAATTCTTTTTCCAATTTTCTGATGGCTCATAAGGAAATTTCTCTTGAACAATATCTACCCAAGTTGCTCTGTTTTTAATTCCTTCGATTGCTCCTGCATCTGACATCCCTAATGCTTCTCTGCCTAATCCAGCAATAGCATATTGCCCTGCCAAAAGAGGGTCAAAAACTTTCTGATACCAAGCCCCTGTCATAAACTTGTTTTTAGGTGATAAGGTTTGCTGAAGTGCCTGCCATCTGGTCTTTGGAACTACTGCTTGTTGTTGATTTAACCATCTTCCCATAATTATTTCTTAAATAATTGTTGATAAGGATAAGTGAACGGTAAAGTCGTCCATTCAACAGCTTTTTGCCACCAAGGTTTCCCTTTTGGAGTAATTTCTGTTTTATATTGTTCCCTAATCCAATTCTCTCCTAAATCTTTTCCATATAAAGTTATCGCACTTTCGAGAGGCATTCCTCCTTGTTTATCTCCAAAAAATTCAGCTTCTATTTGGGGTCTCCCGATTTCTGGTTGTTGAGACATTAACCAATCAACTTCAGTCCAAAAATCAGCTTGTTGGTAAGGAGCAGAAGGAATATATCTTTCTTGCTCTTCTGGCGGAGCTGTTAAATATCTTTGAACCATACTTCTCATATTAGGAGCAGGCTCTTCCCCTGGGACGATTACTCCTTTTTCTGGCACTTGTGCCATCGCCTTCGCATACTGCCTTCCCGCTTCTATTGGAGGCAATGTCTTAATCTGCTGCATAGTCCAAGATAATGGAGCTTTTTTGCTAACAGCATCAATATACCAAGTCAAATTTTGTTTAATATCTGCTTCAGCTTTATCTCTTTGTTTTGTTAATTCTGTATAAGACCTGTCCAATGCTTTTTGGGTTGTGTTATCTAATGTCTTGAAATAATCCCCATATAAGTCATAAGTCAAATCCCAGTCAGCGATTTTTTGGTTGTAATCATAAATCAAAGCCTGAGTTGTATCTGAAATCAGGCTTCGGGCTAAAGTTATGTTCCCTCTATACATTTCAGCGATAGCGGCTTTTGCTCCTAATTCAGCCGATAACCCCGCCCTTTCAACTGCGATATTCTTTTGGAAAGTTACTTGTTCCCCGACAATAGCGGGTAAACCAATCGGCTGTTGTTCAAGTGCCATCATTCCCGCACTTTCTCTTTGTTGTAATGTAACTAATCTATTTTGTAATCCGATAATCTCAGGAGTTAATTTTTGAATTTCTTTATAATATTCTGGAATTCCATATTGTTCTTGAAGGGCTTTTTGTTTTACCTCCATATCTAATTTTGGTCTTGCTGATATCATCTCTAATTGTTTTTGAAACCAACCTTTTTGCTGTTCAGAAACTGATTTTTGTATTTCTTCCCATTGCTTTCTTTGTGTTTCACTTTCAAATGTTATTGCCCCTGCTTTATTCAGAATACCTAAAACCGCCTGATTAAAAGCTTCAGGAGTTTTTGCTGAAAGTTTAGATATGTCAATTTCTGTGGTAGGAATTTGGGGCGTTCCTATCACACCTCCTCCTGCATGAAAAGCCGCCATTTCTGGATTAACCAAAGCACCAGTATATGGGCTTAATCCTGCCGCATATCTCTGTTCTCGTTGAATATTAATTGCTTTTACTTGTTCTGGTGTGTATTGTGCCATAATTTTATGTTATGTGAGTGAACAATACCGCCAAGTTTGATTCGCTGAATCATAAATATAAAGACGATAAGTAGCACCACTAATATACAAAACTATTTTTTTAAGAGGATGAACTGGAATATGAGTAGGAACTGAACTTACTACTTCAATAATATTTAAATCATCAACCAAATTGGAAAATTTCTCTTTCTTTGATATAAAAGTTTCATCTGTTTTGGCTTTGGTTAATTGTTGAATATCATCTTGAATTTTTTGTTGGACTTGTTGGATTTCTATTATCTGCTGATTTAATTGTTCTAATGTTAGTTCTGGCATATTAAATTCTATTAATAAGTTCGCCAGTGGCGAATAAAGAATCAATATAAGGTCTTGCTGTAGTAGTCAAACTTCCTCTTAATTCTAATTTTAATTTTATTCTTTGGGCTTCAATTCTTTTATCGACCTTTTTCTCAATGCTATTGGCAGTTGAAAAATCGCTGAAAAGAACCGTATAAGAAGTCTGGGCGTCTTTTTTGTAAGAAAGTGTCAGATTACAACCTGCTGGCAAAGTATCCATTGTAATCCCAAGTTGTTCTGTCATCAGTTTTTTATTTTTAGGGGCTCTGAAATAGAAACTTTCATATTCTGCCGTATCAGAATAAGGCGATGCTTCATCTATTGTTTCTTCTCTTTTTAAGTTATTGTATTCAGACCCAGCAGAAATATAATCCCTGAACCCAATATACAAAGTATTGGTAGTTCCCATATTGGCTATGCTTTTATATCTCTCATCATACCCAGTTTTTTTAATCGGGATATTCAAAGCAAACTTACTCGGCTCTAAGGGAAAACTATAAATGCCTGATGGATTTCTATCTACCGAAGCGTCATCTACATCACTCAATCCGCAATAAACCGTTCCTTTTCTAACTGCCACCGCATAGGGATAAACATTAAAATCTTCTAATGGGTCTTCTCTGGTAAATGACCATACTTTTATCGCCTGCCTTGAACCTTCGGCACAAACATAGATATTGCAAGAACTTCCCGCCCAAATCCATAAATAACCTGAATTATAGACCATTGCCTGAATTATATTTTCTGGAATTGGTATAGTATCGTTCCAAGAAACGGCTGTTCTATCCCATATCAAAACATCACACTTAACACTTCCAAAATTAGCCCCAATGACGATATTGGTTAATCCAAATGGTGCTAAACATCTAACTACCCAACCAGTATCTAAATCCAATCCCTGTGCCGCCCAGTTAGTTCCATCATAAGTTGCCACATATTGTCCATTACCAATATACAATTTAGCCGCCTGAATAATCATATGATGCCAATCAACCGAATTTAATGTTTGCCAAGAGTCGTTCCAAGTAGCGTCAAAGTCCCATTTTCCGAGAGCCGTGTCTGTGGCGTAATAAAGATAATCTTTATATTCCGCCAAACCTTTAATCACTGCTCCTGTGATAGTCCTGACAACTTCTAATGTTCCATCAGTTGCTTCCCGATAAATCTTTCCATCATTCCCGCCAAAGTATTTCTTCCCATCTTTTTTGGCATATATCATACAATTAAATTCTGTTGGTAAGCTTTCCGAAGCAGCATAAGTTATATTTTTCCAAGCGTATCCTACTGTCAGAAATCCTATTCTTGAAAAAAAATCTAAACTTTTACCGATATGAAAAGCATCTTCTCGTCCCATTTTATCATTCAAAGTCATTCCTCCTTTAAAATCTTGAATTTGGATTATTGGTTCCTTCATTGTTAAATTATTGTTTCAAACATAACAACATCAGACAAAGTAATTTCTCTTGCCCCTACCGCACTAGAAAATTCACTGAAGTTAAAATAAATAACATTGGCATCGTTTGGAATATAAGTCGTGATTGTCGTTAGTAATTCTCCGTCAATATAAAACTTTACCGCAGATGTCGTAAATTCAATGGAGTATTTTCTTTTTAATTGACTATCCGTTCCGACAATTTCAACTGCTGATACATTCGTTCCATTAGCACATATGGCATATATTTTCCCCCCGTTATGGGCGAAACCGACTCTTCGTGTCACATTCGTTATGTCTCCCAAAATATCTGCGTGGTCTGTGGTTGTAGAAAGCCCGAAAAAACTACGAATATAGTTTCCTCCCCCAACAGATATGGAACATATTCCCATAAAAGCAACCGTTAAATCAATTCCACTATTCCAATTTAATGCTCCGTGGCTATCGGTCTTTCCCGTTAACGACGAACTTACTGCTTGTGGAGCTCTTGGGGCAATGCTTTTATTTATATAAATTCCATTCGCATAATAAATTATTATATCCGCACTAATAGTCCAACCCAAATCAGCATCTATTTTTAAGTAACTCGGAAAATATAACGAGCCCAAACCAACCTTTTCTTCAACATATAATTTTCTTACTGCTTCATTATTCGCAGTCGGATTAGAAGCGGGTAAAACAGGAATAGAACTAAAAGTCTTAACCCCAGCAATTGTCTGGTCTCCTGAAGTATAAACAACTCCAGGAACTATTCCTTCTATTTGAAAATAAGTTCCGTCATAAACAACCGAAACAATAGCATTTTGAGTTATATCTCCTGCCGCCAAATCTTGAGTAACTAATTTCTTAATAGTTTTCAGCCCCAAAGAATTAACATTTAAAGTAGAAGCCCCAGTGTTAGTGTTTGCCGCCTTAAAAACAACTCTCATTCCTGTGGCATAAACGGCTGGAACAGGAGTTAAAGTCACAACATAAGCATCAGCCACTCCTGTATCTGCTGCATAATTATAGCTATCTTTCTGAATATCAGCTTTTTCAGCTTTGTCTGTGTTTAAATTAGAAAAGTTGGTGTTAATTACACCTCTGCTTGTATCTCCTGGGTCTGTTGCTCCTAAATCTGTAATTGTGCTCATAAAATTAGAATAAAATTATTAAGGTTTGGTTCTTTCAGTCCAGCCAGTTGAAATCACTGACCTATCCGTATATTCGGGATTTGTATTCTCTTTTAACCAAGGATAATTAGTTGCTAACCAAGGATAATAATCTGCTCCCCAAAGATAAATTATTGAAGGTTTGGTTCTATCGGTGAAAGTGGTTGAAGGTTTGCTTCTTTTTGTCCAAGAAGTACTACTCATAGTTTTCAATGCTCGATAATGATGAAATTAGTATTTTTTTATCAGCTATTCTCCGAGAATAAAAGTTTCTTACTCTTCCCATTATCCCCCCAGTTGAAGCAGAATCAGCAGGTCTTCCTCCGCTATATCCAAAAAGCCGAATGTTCATTCTATTAGCCAAAGCTGGGTCTCTTGTTTCTGCCCAGTCCAAAACCGAACCATAAACTAAACCCATTTGGGCGAAAGCTCTTATATTAGGAGTATCAGTATCAGCAGTAAAAGAAGTAACATCAGCTCCAGTGGTATCTTTACCGACTATTTCTTCTGAATACCAAATCTTAATTCCAGCAGTTACAGCAGTAATCGTTCCAGAAAAAATAAAGAAACTATCATCCATTAAGGCAATATAGGGTTCAGAATTATCAAAGTTTTCTGCAATATCTGACTCGGAAGCAATAGAACTTTGAATTTCTGATTCATCTATCCAATAAGTCCGAGTCCAATTTGAACCATCTAACATCAAATCAATTCTTTTAATTTTAAGAATATCAGAAGGAAATGAATATTCCCTTTGGTTAGCCGCCAAATCGGCAGTGGCTATTTCTCCCTGAAAATCCCAATCATCTTGGGCATCTATAACTTCTTCTGTAAGAATATGAGCCCAACGAGTAAGTGCCGCTTTTTTGTTAGTAGCTGAATAAGAATCGCTATCGGTATTAGCAATGTCGTCAATATAATCTTGAAGAGTAGTAATTGTCATAGATAATTTAATTTGATTGGACTTTCGCCCATATCAATTTGTCTTATTTTATCTTGATGAAATAGGGGGTTCCAACGAGCACGAAAAGGATGTTTTATAAATTTATCGTGAGCCCATTGAATAGCTTTATTGTCAGACAAAACCCAAAAAGTATATCCTAATTTTTCTGCCCGAAAAGCTATATTAACATTTTCCATTCCCCAGTAATTATCGTATTCCTCATCATATCCGCCAAGCTCAAAAAATGCTTTCTTAGGTGCTATCATCCAATCTGCCTCGCATTCGTGATATTGAATTGGCTCAAACTTTCTAAAAGCCCGCCAGTCCCATTTAATATCTTTCCAATCTTCGGTAATCCCCATTGAGCCAGTAATAAACTTTTTTTCATCTGCTACTTTTAAAAATCTTTCTAATCCATCAGGCAAAATCTTGATATAATCTTGTAGCATTACTATCCATTTTCCCTTTGCTCTTTTTAACATTCGGTTAATGGCTTTACATAAATCATTTCCTTTTTCGGGTATCCCTACTTCTACTAACCATTCAAAGCCTTGATAAGTTTGTTCAGCAAGACATTTCTGGACAATTTCTAATCCTTTTGGACGAATCGTTGGCGTAAGAATTGAAATTAAGGGCATATACTCAAGATTCCTTCCTTCAACTTTTTGGCGTAAATTTCTGCTGAATAATTCTTTATCACCCACTCTCTCGTATTGACTTGTTTGTTTTTCCATTTTTCTACTGCTTTTTGGATTGCTTCTACACTTGGTTCTACTATTTCTCCTATTCCGCATTCTTTTACATATTCTGTAGTTTTATCACTATCTGCCATAACAATTACTGGTATGTTAGTTGCCATTGTTTCCAAGACCGTTCTTTGACTTCCACCAGTTTTATCAGAAGTTATCACGCAAGTTCTGGAAGCATTATAAAGATAATTCAAAGTTTCAGCATCTACATAGGGCAAAACCATTGTTCCTTTTTCTTGGCAAACCTGCCAACATTCTGTTTCGTGACCTTGATATATCCAACCAACTGCTAACCCTGTATTTCCTGTTGCCCCAGCGAATAGATAATGTCTTTTCCAACGAGCAAAAGTAGCAGGAAAAATAGCATCCCAGATTTTCGGTTGTTTTATCGGTTTAAAAAGTTCTGTATTCGTCCCAAATGCTTTGATAACATTTTTTCCTTCGCTTTCAAGCTGATTTTTATAGACCTCTGATTCTACAAAAATCAAATCAAAAGCATCAACATAATTTCTAAAGGTTCCGCCAGCTAAACATAAAGCCATTGGTATTCCTTTCCCAGCTAAATGAGGGATAGTTGGTCTGGTAAAATCAGCAAAGAACAATATTGCATCAGGCTTAAAATCAAGGATTTCTTTTGCTAATAATTCTGGTGAGGATTTCAAAATAATCGGCATATAAGGAGCAGGAAAAACCATATCCTGTCCTATACTATAAACCTTGATTTCCCATTCATTTGATAAAATTTTTAAAGCAGCAGCCAATCCATCTTTCCAATTTGTTAATTGGGGAATAGTATTTGCCCAGTCCCAGACAAATGCTAACTTGATTAACATATTACTACCCAAAAGACAAATTTATCGTGAATCAATTTTGATATTTTATAATTTTTTATTCCAGCTTCTTTTAAATGATTTTCTAACATTTCATAAGTATAATAACGATTGTGAAATATGTGTTTATATCCATCAGCTGAATAATGTTCTTTGGCGGGATTATCTTTTTTTACCATTTCTTCTAAAGTTAATCCTTGTCTTCTTGCTGCTTCTTCGGCTGGCATAAAAGGATTTAATTCTTCTGTCCATTCATATTCATTAGGAACAGTAATCACAATTTTGTTAGCCACCCTTTTTGCCTCTTTTAAAACTTGAATTGGGTCTTCAACATGTTCTAAAATCTCTCCCAAAACTGCTATATCAAATTCTTTATCTTTAAAAGGTAAATTATGGGCATCGGCTTTAACAAAATTCTCTATATCATATAAATCAATATCAACTGAAACTATATTTTTCCTATAAAAATCTGTAAAAGTATATCCCTTATTACTTCCAATATCTATTATTTTGTCAGAATTTGAACATTGATTTCTAATCCAAGTAAATCTGGCTAATTTGATGATAGGAATTCTTTGTTCCATTGTTGACTAACATTATTCCAATTAAATTTTTGTCTTGCCCAATTTTTCATTTCCTCTCTTTCTTTTTCTGAAGGCGGATTTTTAAGAACATTTATCACTCCTTCAACCCATTCTTTTTGAGCATCTATATTGGAATAAATATTTTTACTATCCACTTTTAATCCAAATTGTATTGTCTCATCTAAACAACCAGCAGTAGTAGTAATTGGAATACATCCTGCTACTTGGGCTTTCATTCCGCTAATAAAAGATATTTCTCCAAATTCAGTAGGATAAGCCAGTATGCTTGATTTTTGATATTCTTCGATTATTCGTTCTTGAGAAATCCTGCCGTGTTCATAAACTCCTGGTTGGTTTAATAACTTCAAAATTGTTTCTTTTTTCGCCAGCATTTCTGGATTTTCTGAATGAACCTTATCCCATAATTCCCAGCCGTAAAATATATGTAATTCAGCTTTAGGAATTTCTTTTTTAATAAGCGGAAATAATCTTAATAAAGTTTCAAGCCCTCTGTCGTAAGAACTGGTATAAATTAATCTATAAGGATTTCTTTTAACTTTCTTTTCAAACATTTTCGGCTCAATCCCGTTAGACGAAATCATAAACTTCTCATCTGGGATATTGAGAAATAAATCTCTTTGCCATTTAGAAAGAGCAATAATCTTATTTATTTGTTCTAATCTTCTTAATGTAAATTCCTGCGGTGTTAAAATATCGTGAATCCAGACATATTTTTTCTTGGCATTAATTCCTTCTATCTCAAATATGCCTGGATGTCTCCAAACCACTAAAATATCCTGTTTATCTCTGGGGTTGAAAGACCACCAAGGTTTCCATAAAACTTTACCAAATTTTCTTTCTTTATAACCACAATTACAATATACCGTTACATTCCAGCCCAAATTCGCTAATCTTTTTGAAATATGATAAACCGCTTCTTCTGACCCGCCTCTTCCTTTTTTCAAAATAATATCTGGGTCAAATGGCTCATCTGTCTGATAGCAATAAATCACCAAATCTCTTCCCGAAGATTTATCTTTAATAAAATGGACATTTTTTAAATAAACCAGTTTAGGATGACATTTCAATTCAAAAGGGGCTGAATCAATAAGTTTTTTAATCTCTTCCAATGTTTTGGCTTTTTGGACTTTCTCATAAATTATATCTATCTCTTGTAATTTCTTGATTTCCTTATCTAAAACCTGAATTGTATTTTTAATATCCTGATTTTTAGGATAGAGTCTCAAGCATTGTTCCAAACATTTTTTGGCATCTTCTGGGCGATTCAATTCAAAATAAACTCTTGATAAAATCCTCAAAGGGTTATAATCGTAATCTCTGGGATTCCAGACAATTGCCGTATCTTCAGGAACTGGTTTTGCCATTCCTGTTACCAAAAATTCTTTGGCGTATTTTGGTTTTCCCATTTTGTAATAAATTTCTCCTAATCCCAAATAAGCATCTGGATACCAAGGTCTTAATTTCATTGCTTCCCATTCTGATTCAATCGCTTCATTAAATAATCCCAAATCTCTCATTGCCCCTGCCATTCTATGCCAGGCAAGGGATTTCTCCTCTTCCGAACCTGTTTCAGGAATAAATTTTAAATAATACTGAATTGCCTCTTTATGTTTTCCTAAAGATGAATAAGCATTAGCCACATCCCAAATACATTTTGGGTCATCTGGAACTTCTTTTAATTGTAAAAGTGCTATTTCAAGATTTCTTTCTTTTGCTTCTTCTTTTCTTTCTAGCGGTGATTTATGGATTATTTTTATATTCTCTATGAAATAAGATTTAACTTCTCTTTGGGGCATTAAATCCTCGTGTAATTTTCCTACCCATTTGACACAACCATCATTTTTAATAATGCGGGCTTTTTTGTGTTGAACTACTACATTCCCCCATTTATCAAAATCATATAAATAATCCAATACTCCAATATCTGCTCCTTCTTCTTTCATTCTTTCCAAAACTTTTCCAAGATATTGCCCACCTTCAATTATATCATCACTATCTGCCCACAAAATCCAATCTCCCTTTACTTGACTAAAATTAAAATTTCTGGCTTGAGCAAAATCATTTATCCATTCAAAATAAGATATTTTGGCATTATATTTTTTTGCTACTTTCTCAATTTCTTTATTTTGTTCTGTTGTAATACAAATCTCATCAACCCATTTGTAAATAGATTTCAAACAATTATCCAATAATTTTGCTTCTTTATTGTCCGCTTTTACAATAAGGCAAAGACTAATCATATTGTTAAACTCTTTCTGAAACCCTAAATTCTTTAAATGTTTTTTTAAACCAGTCAATTTCCCATTGCTCTTCAAGAAATCTCGGCTGAATTAATTTCTTATCCAAAATCCTAAATAATCTGGCAGGAATTCTTAAAGTCCATCTCATATATTCACTATCCTTATCTGTTAAACCCCATTTATCTTTTTTCAGTTTTCTCTGAATTTTTACTGATTGGCAAATAGCCATATAATCAACTGGAAATTTTTTAATGAACTCTCTAACAATTTCTTCTATCAATTGTTTTCTTTGTAATTTTGTTAAATCCATTTTGCTCACTGGCTCTCTCGGTCAGGCATTTTCAGAGAGCCTGTAATGCCCGACCAAGTGAACACAAGGAATTCAATTATTTTGTTTCAGATTACTTCAAATATCCGTCTGCAAACCAGTTGCTATCTTTGTTAATGATTTCCAATGTCAATTTTCCGATTACTGCTCTCGCATCATAATCACCAGACCTCGCTAAATCAGTGTCGATAAACGGTCTTTGCAAATAAGCAAGTCTCAACTTTTCTGGTCTAACACCAAGAATTCTGGCATTAGCATCGCCTGACTGTTGGACATATCGGTGAGAGTGTTTTCTAACTTTTCCAAGCCCTGTCTCGAAGACATCAACTGCTGTAACCAATTCTCTGACATTCAGTCCAGTGACAACCACATTGGATTTGTTTGTAAAATCATCCATCGCATCAGACAGAAATGACCCGACAAACACATCAGTCGCCACATCTCCATTGCTGTTATCCCAGTTAGCTTTCATCAAACCTTTCAAGATTGAAGCAGAAAACGCAGTCCCAGATGTCTCAAGGGTATAATTAGTGGATTTTGAAATACCCCTAATTATTCCATCCATCTTTGGAGCTGTTCCTGATGCTCCAGAAGTAAGTGTTGACCTAACTAAATCAAATTCAACAGCATTACCCCAATCCATAAGACCTTTCGTTGTCTGTCTCGCTAACTCATTTTGTCCGTGATAATACTGAACCTGCGATGCTGTTCTGGTTACTCTAAAAGGAATAGCAATAATTTCAATAATATTAGGAACTAATGAAGGAGCACTTCTTTCAAGATTAGTATAATCAGCTTCTTCTGTTACAGCGGCACTTGCCGCAGTGCGTAGCGTGTCTGTCATTGTCTGATGAACAGTAGAAATAGCAGCACTTTTCCCAAGATTATTCAGAAACCAATTTTCCTTCTTTTATGTTTGGACTATCGCATCCCCTTTCGGGGTCGCTTCGCTTAGTCTCTGCACCTGCCCGCAAGTATGAGTGTATGTTTTTGATGGCTTATGTGTTTTATGTAGGCTTTTCATCTCTTGGTATGCCCATTCATCAAATTCTATATTTCTTTTTTTACCTTGTTTTCTTTCTGCTCTAAATTGAAATCTCATTGCCAATTCTGCTTGTTGCTTTTTTCCTATCAAGAAGGGTAATAATTGTTTTAATAATTCGGCTGCTTTCTTGCAATTTATTACCCAATAATACTGTTCTGACTTTCGTTCTTCCGCTAACCTTCTTCCCGTATGCCCTCCGAAGTTTCCATAAAGATAATCTATTATATCACCATCGCACATTTTTACGGCTATTCTCAAACTATAATCAACTAATCTTTTTCTCGTTTGACAATTAGGATGATTTTGTTTCGCTATCCCGATGTGCCCTTCTCCGTCTATTATACCTGCCACATAAGCCAACATCTTCATCCTATTTTTGTTCATACTTGCTGCTTGGTAAGGGTTCCCGTGGTTCCCTTTATCAGAAGCGATTTTAGACCGCCAAGGAAAACATTTTTGTCAATAGCGGTCAAGATTTCTACAAGAGAAAGGACATCTTTCTTAATAACATCCTTTCCAGTATAAGTAGTTAATTCACCTGTTGGCACTTATTTATTTAGATAGCTCAAGGATTTTTTCAACCAGCTTTTGTTTAGCGTCTATTGAGTCTGTTTTTTGAACTTCCTCAATTAACTTGTTAACTCCTGCTGTCATCCCTGGAGCTACCCGTGTTTTACTTTCAACTACGCTACTCTTTTCTTCTTCTTTGGTTTTATCCGCCTCCAACTTAGTAGTTATCAAATCTTTAAGATTATCCTGATATGCTTCTTCTCTTGAAATCCCCTTTTCTTTAGCCACTGCTTTTATTACATCTATAAAAGTTTCGGCTTGGGGGTTTTTCTTGAGAAATTTCATATCGTCGAACTCATCTCTTAGAGAAGAAACTTCTGCCAATTCTGGCATTTCTTTCTCCAGAGGAGGTATCTCTCCTGTCTCTTCCGCTTCATCCACAATTTTATTGGCATCTTCTATCATTTGGTCAAAGGCTTCTGCTTTCTCTTTCAATTCTTTTGGATTCTGTCCCACAAAACTACTTAATTCTTTGTAGTGTTTCTCAAAATCCTCTTTGCCTTTAATGTCTTCTCTCCCAGTTAACTTTTTGTAATATTCTTCTTCCTTCTCTGAAGTTTCTAAGTCTTCAGCTTCAGAAACATTTTCTTCGCCTTCCGAAGATTCAAGCTCCAAATCTCCAGAGTTGGAAGAAGAAAGTTTGTTTTCTTTTTCCATATAAGTTGTTAAAGAGTTTTTTTATCCGTAAGGTGGATAAACCCGACCTTTAAAAATCTTGTTTAATTTCTTTTAATCTTTTAATAATTGAATCTTCTTCGTCAGCTAATTTTTTCTGATATTTTTCTAATTCCCCTTCCTGCCAAATATCAGATAAAGCATTTTCAATTATTTCTATCGCCATTTTTCTGGCGAGGGTTTCATCTATATTTTCCAAAGTGATATTACGAACTGTATCAATTTCGTTTAAGTAAAAAGCCAATCTATCCAAGAACCATTGGGTAGTAGAATCTTTAACCCATTCTTTGATGTTTGCTTTCAAGGGCTTTTTCATACTTTTAACGCCTTTCTACAAATCGCAATAGCCAGAGATTTCGTTCCTACTTTTTTAATTCTTGAAGCATATCTTTTTCTAAAATCTGAACCCGCTATTACTTTCGTAACGCATCTATCAAGCCGAGACCAATTTTCTTTGTTGATTCCAGGATAAGGCATCTTAAGTTCTTTTCGCAAATCCTCTTAATCTTAAAGCTAATAAAGAACGGCGAAGCAATGTTAATTCATTAGCCGCTAATTTACCTTTCTTGGCTTTTGCTCTTAATCTGGAAACAATACCAGTCAATCTTTCTCTTGGGATTTTACCTTTTACTCCTAATTGAGCCCGCAGAGCTCCTGGATGTTTTATACTTCCTTTAATCCAAAGTTTTGCCATTTTATTTATCCTATTTTCCTCGCTTACTGTATCTTCCAGGAGGGAGAAAATATAGGATTATCAATATTTTTATTCGACCTTTATCTAATTCCTCCTCGTCCCATTCTTTCCAAAGTCGCAGCTTCACCAACCATTTCAGTTTCTGGACGAGGCATTGCTGGTCTTGGAACTTCTAATCTTGGCGGTCTCATCGTTTCTTCTTCTTTTGAGCGTAAAAAACGACTACCTCCAAGTCCCATCAGGTCAAAGATTTCTTTTATTACTGCTGTAGTATCAATATTAATTCCTGGTATCCTTGAATAAACCATAACCAAATCAGTCAATTGCTTAACCATAACCGCTTTATTAAACGCTTCTCCTGTTACAAACACTTCCACTTCATACTGCCAATTAGTCAACATTCTTTTATTAATTGAAAAATATCTTGTTTTTTGAAATTGTTTCAAATTATCTCTATACATTCCCCGCAAATGTTCAATAAATGCAGGTTTAGGAATTTCTCCAATAAAATTTCCTTTTTCATCTGTTTTTGTCATTGAATTCAAAATATGCCTATTCATTTCTTGGTTTATAAAGTTCTCGTCTATCTCTTTCAATTCTTCAGGCGAACCGATAATAGAAATTACTTCTTTATCTTTAATCGTTTCCAAAATCAAAGGAATAATATGTCTTTCAAAAACTTTTGATAAAAAAATACCCAAATTTTCCTGAAGCAAATTATATCCGCTCCTTGTTGCTCTTTCCTGTAAAACAGCAGTAGTAGCAGGTAAGGAAGCTGGCAACATTTCTCCTCTTGAAACCTCCCAAGCCCCAGTTGTTCTTTGTGCCCAAGTATAAGCGTCTTGGGCGTCTTTATAAGATGAGGGCTTAATATCTGAAGTTCTTAATTCATTAATATCGTCCATTCTGGTAACAGGAATTGCTCCTCCTGAAACCAGAGAACTCAGCAATTGCTGGGAAATGCCAGAACCTTTCCTGACTTTCCATAGCCCCAATTGGGCGATTCTGGCTTGATTCATTCTCAAATTAACAGTTTCAGCAAGATAACTTTGGGTGCTTAATAAAACCTCCCCAACGCCTCTACCGTGCCATCTGCCGAATATCTTTCTAAATCGGCATTCCTCATAGGGCTTAATCCCCGAAGAATTAGGAGTTATTTTATGGGGAACAGGATTAGTATCTAAATTAGAAACAATAGCTATTGCTGGTATCCATTCTCCATTTTTGCCAATCGGCAAATCTCCGTGTCTTTCAAAAATTTCTATGTAAGGAACTTCAGTCGAAGTCACTCTTTGAAGCCCATATAATCTTTCAATACTGGTTGAACCTGTTAAATATTCCAAATTATCCCAAGGATATTTTTTAGCTTCCGATAGTTTTAAAACATTTCTTTCTATAACTGCTCCTGCTTCTTGAATATTGTTTTCCGAGGGGTCAATTAAGAAATTAGTTATATCTGGAATTGGCGTTTTAATAACTTGTTTTTTTAGAAAAGAATCATAATTTTTAATAGTTTTCAAAACAATTGTCCCGTCAATACAGAATTGCCTTAATAACTCATTCAAAACTTCGCCAAAATAATTTTTCCTCATAAAATAACCGATTAAATATCTCAAAATCAGGGCTGAGGAAAATCCATTCGGATTAGTGGCTCGGATTTGAATATCAACAGAATCCAAATCAATATTCTTGACAATCGTTTCTACCATATCCTCTGTTAGGGGAGGAAAGTATTTCTTTTTTCCAGTCACTTCGTCAAACTCCACATCAAATTTTCCAAGATAATTTTTTCTGGCTTTTTGAATAATTCCATCTCTGCCAAGCATTTGATATTTTACCCTGTCTGAAACCCAAACCTGCCCTGTTTCCCATTCAGATTTTTCGGAACGCATAATGCTAATGATTTCTTTTTCTTTTTCCGTTGGATAGTAGGTTAACATTAAAATGTTTGTAAAGGAAATTTTAAAACTTCTGTTTGTTTTTCTTTTAATTCTGGCAAAGAATTATCTTCGAGCTCCCAGCAAGCCAAAGCCAGAGCAATAACTCCGTCATCTGGCATTCCCGTAGGTGCTTGATAAATGATGTGTCCTGTTGGCGAAATAGAAAAGCCAAACGACCTTAATTGTTCTATCAATGATTCTGTTTCTGGCAAAATTGGGATTGAAATAGCCTGATTTTGAATTTTGACAATTAGATTTTCAAGTAATTGTCTTTTGGAAATCCCAGAAAGTTTGTATCCTCTGGCATCAAATCCTTCGTTAACAAGTTGGTCGACATAAGCATCTCCGACAGTAATCGATGTAGCATCTATCAATGACGAACAATTGCCGAATTTCTCTATAACAGAGGTCAACTGTTTTTTAATCAGTTCCCAGTCAGGTTCTTTCCACTGGTCATAATAAACCAGACGATTAGTCATCAAATCCATTACCGCTATTGCAGTAAATGTTTCATATTTCCCCATATCAACCCCTGCCAGATATAAATGTTTCGGATTATAGTCCTCAAATTTTAAATCTGTTTTTAAACACCTATCAAGCCCCCGAAAGACCAAAGCTTCCTCCAAAAACAAAGCTTCGTATTCCTGTTGAAAAACCATTTCTGGCAGGCGTTTCTTTTCCAATTCCCATTTTTCTTTTTCAAAATAGGGGTTTTCCAGCGAAGTCCATTTAAAAGCTCCGTTCTTCTCCTTCGCCTCCCGCCATTTTCTCCAAAACCAGTTTCTTCCTCTGGGCGTAGAAATGAAAAAGTATCGTCCTATTTTCGTTCCTGAAGCTGGAACAATATAAGTATGGTAAATGTTTTCGAGAATTCGGGCACACTCGTCCACAATTATCAAATCGTATCCTGTTCCCAAAATCTGGTCTGGCTGTTCGGTTGATTTACAATCAAGATAAGAACCCCACTTGGTTTTTATTTTGGGAAATGGTCGGTCAATCACTTTCATCTCCCCTTGAAAGTTTTTGGCTATCCAGACTTTTAAATAATGCCTTACCCTGTCAGTCAAGTCGTAAGTCGGGGCAATCAGACAAATGCTCACATTGTCCTTCAATAATTCCCTCATTATCTCGTAAGCACATAAAACCGATTTCCCGCCTTGCCTTCCAGCGTCCATCACGATTTCGTCAGCTTTGCACTCCAATATCTTAATCTGCGGTTCGTGCCTTTTTGGGTGTTTTGGACTCCAGCCAATCATTTCCTGCAATTTTTCATCATCCACCACCCTGTTGATCACTTTTGACCTCTGACTCATCTTTTTAGCCGCCTCTTCAGCTTTTATTTCTCTAAAGAGCTTAATTCCTTTAATAACAGCATCTTTATCTTTACCTTCTATAATATCTCTTAGTTGTGCTTTTATCTTTTTTTCTGTTAAAACCTTAGGCATTGTTTACATCCGCAAGTAAAAATTGATACGCTATGTTTTTTACACCATTGCCATTTTTTGTTTGAAGTGGGATTTGTTATAACAGAAGTAATTACTTTTTCTGGATTTGTAATTACTTCCTTCTTTGGTGTAATTACTTTTGCCTTTGAAGCGATTATTTCCAACTCAATTTCTTCTCCTAAAGTGTAATCTGTAATTACTTTTAAGGGAATATACACACCTTGACTATTTCTTATTTGTCTTAATTTAGCTTTAAATTTCATTAATTTGTTCTCATTTCCCGTTTTCCCAAAATTCTGAGTGGGGGATATATAATCTTAAAAAAAGTTCAGTCGGAGGGGTGGCACCCTCTCATTTGCTTCTATATTCTTCGCATAATAGTCATTTACCGAACAATATACCGAATAAATTAAGCTATCTTGTGCGTATAATTAAGATTATACCCGATTATGCCGTTTTCTGTTTGTCTTGGTTGGTATTTGTATGTGATTTATTATAACTTGTTATTATTCTTATAACTTGTTCTTATAACTTGTTATTATAATTCGTTATTTCTTATAACTTTTATCCTTTTATCTTTTGTCTTTTATGTTTTAGCCCGATTTTTGTTTAGCTCGTTTTAATGTTAATCAATGCCGTTTTAATCTTTTAAAGTGTTTTTTATTGCCTGTTTTTATTCTTGATGGTGTTTTATTTTTAAGCCCCGATTTTTGTTTGTCTTGGGAGTATTATATCTTACCCTGTGTTAATTGTCAATTATTTAATATGCTATAACTGATATTCTTTTTGTTTCTTTTAAATCCATAATTATTTCCAAGCCATTTTCCTTGACACTTTTTACTACAAAATCGTGGTTTTTTATGATGAGAAATTATTGTATAATGACAATAAAAATCCTTTCCACAAGTTTCACATTTGGATTTTCTTATTTTTAAATTATATTCTTCTCTACATTTTTTAGAACAGAAAAACCTTTTTATTTGCCGCGCTGATTTCAATATATCTTTCTCTATACCACAATTTTTACATTTTACTTTAATTGTTTTAGTCCATTTTTGAAAGCCATTTGAAAGTTTAGCAAGTTTTATGTGAAGAAACTGATAACAAGCCCTACATAAAGAAGCGTTAAAATTGACACGCTACAAGGTTTTTATTGATTAGTTGATATAATAGCCGGCTTTGATTATTGCCGTTTTATACATATATTTAACTATTTTTATCTTTTATCTCTGCCTGTGGATAACTGCTATTGACAAGCA